AATAAAGATAACAGAAAGATAAAATCATGAGTGATAATGTAGAAGAAGAAGTAACAGCAGACGAGATTGCTGCTGCGGAAAAAACCACACCAGTAAACCAGGGGACGGAAGGTTTGAAGTGACTATTGCGGCAATGCAAAATGCGGCGGATACGCTTGCACGATCAAACATTGGGTATGACCAGTGGCAGCGATGGAGTTTCTTCCAAAACGGGAGGATTGTAGCCGGTAAAGAGGCTGATTGTTCGTCTATTTGTGGGGCGATTATGAAGCTTGGCGGATACCCGGTAGACCTTAGCGGCACGTGGTACACGGGGAACATGATTGCGAAATGTAAGGCTGCGGGTTTCACGGTGTTGAAGTTCCGTTCCCTTTCACAGCTTCGTCCCGGAGATTTTGTTATCAACGTTACCCATCATGTCGAGTTTGTGCGCGATAAGAATCGTTTCTTTTCTGCGCGTATTGATGAGCGCGGTAAAGGTGCGGGTGGTCAGGCCGGAAATCAGACTGGAAAAGAAACAGGTTTTGTCCCAGCTTACATCTATTCGCGTGGATGGGATTATATCCTGCGTCCACCGGCAGATGGTACTGCTACTACAACACCTGCTAACACTACCTCAAGTGTTGGCTGTGTAGACACCCGGTTTGTTTCTGTCAAGACCGTACAGACACGCCTGAAGGGCCTAGGGTTCTATAGGGGTGTTATTGACGGAATTGATGGGGATATGACGAGGAATGCTATCCTCGCATATCAAAACAACCAGCGCTATCACCCTAACTTGCTTTCTGACGGTAAGTGGGGCGCACTCGAGGAAAAGCATTACCAGTGGGTTGCCACGAAGCTTCAACCGGCTCTGAATGGCTGGAAGACTGCCGGACGTATGGGTAAAGTTAGGACAGACGGTGACTACGGTTCCTATACGGCGAGACTCGTGTTGCAAACACAGAAGGACAACCTTAACGGGGCTTATAGGTCTGCTGTGCAGGTCATGTATGGTGCAGGGTCATCTCCTGTTGCTGACGGTGATCCAGGGAAGGCGTTCTGTAAGATGCTTGGTATCCCATCTCATCCTACGGCATAGAGGGTAGAAAAATATGAGTTATTATACAAAAAAGTCGTTTTGGCTGGGAACAGCTGAGCGTGCTATCAAGACGTTTGCACAGTCACTATTATCTGTACTGGTGGTTGGAAACGCTATTTGGGGACAGGATTGGGCTGCTTTCCTGGGTATTGCTGGTACGGCAGCTTTGGTGTCGGTACTGACATCTATTTCTGACCCTTCACGGGCAGATTTAGATACCACGGTTGTGTTACCTAAAACTGAGGCGGACACTGTAACTTCGGATCAGGTGAACGTCTAACATGTCAGGGCAGCGTTGGTATTTACGGGTGTGGGGCACTTTATATGAGCCTCGCACTATTACCGCGCTCATGGTGTTTGTTTATTCACTGCTCGTGGTAAACGGTGCGGCGGTTATTTTCGACCGCCCACCACACGAGTGGTATTATTTGCTTGCGGCGATATTCATGCTGGCAGGAGGTTTCGGTGGGATACCGGCTGCATGGCGGGGGGCCAGGTGGCTTGAAGCACCTATAGCTGCTCTCGCCTGTGTCGGTCTAGCTGGGGCTGCTATAATGGATGCTGCACGACAACTCTACACCGACACGATGGCTATTAAACCGCACGTGTTGGTGTTCATGTTGGCTGCGTTTTTCGCTATGAGAGCTTTAAGGATTTGGCCGGATATTTATGCCCCGAATAAAGGTCCTATCACTCCCGAGCGGGAAGCTCAAGCAAAGGCAGCTATTGCAGTACAAACAGAACGTGAAGCGCGAGAACTATTGTCATAGGAGGCTTATCCGTGGATAATGCTCTCCTACAGATTATTCTTGCTGTAATTTCAGGAGGCTTTCTACAGTTCCTTGTGCAGGAACTTATTAACCGATGGAAGGCAGCAACAGGTAAACGCAAGACACATCAACAAATAATCTATCAATACCAGGAGGCTTTAGCACGAAACAGGTTGATAGCTATTGAGGCTGGTGTTGACCCGGATTTATTAGAAAAAGACCCGCTTTTAGGGTAAATACAGCAAAAACGCTCCTTTTAGGGGCGTTTTTCTGTGTTATAATGGAGGTATTATGGCTGACAAAAATCTTTCACTCGTGTCTCTGAGAGACCGAAAAATGGTAGAATTACTTGGTACAGAGCATTCCCCCGAAATTGTGGGTGAAATGCTTGGTATTGAGCCTGCGGAAGTGGTTGCACGTACTAAAGAACTGCTTCGCGGCATGGATGTGTTTTCTGAGCAAGAACAACGACGTTTACTTGTTTTCCAACTGAAATCCTTGCTTTCACAGGCCCGAAACCTGCTAGATAACACGATAGACGAGAAAGCGTGGCCTAAAGGTGTGGAAGCGATCACTAAACTGATCGAAACCACATATAATATCCAGCTTGCACAAGAAGCTAAAAACGAGGAAGAAATACGTATAGCAACCCGTGAACAGGCAGCCATATTGGTTCATGTTGTTGAGTTGAGCTATATGAAAGCGGTTTCTTTACTACAAGAAAAATACCCTGAAGTAGATATAACGGAAATCAATCAGGTGTTCAATCAAGGGCTTTTGGAGTGTGCATCTGAATGACGATGAAGGTTTTAACAGGTGCTGTCTCAGAGGCTATGAGCCAGATTTATGCGAAATCAATGGGGGACAAGTATTTCAACGATCCCGTATTGTGGGCTGAAGAAGTTTTAGGGGTTCATTTATGGTCTAAACAACAGGAGATTTGTTATTCTGTTCGAGACAACAAACATACGGCTGTGAGGTCGAGTAATGGTTCGGGAAAAACTATGACTTGCGGTGTTTTAGCTGCATGGTGGATTGCTACACGTTATCCACGTGACCCTGCACAAACGATTGTGATTACTACCGCCCCCTCGTTTCCACAGGTGAAAACCAACTTGTTTCACGAACTACAAGTGAATTGGATGCGTTCACGGGAACCAAAATATCCTAACGGTGAATCGAAAGGGGCCGCTTTTCAACCTTTACCGGGGCGTATTCTTACGTCTGGTAATGTGGCGGAATGGAAAGATGATTTCGGGAATCAGCTTGCTTTAGGACGTAAACCTGCGGACAATGAGATTGTTATTACCTTTCAGGGTATCCACCGTGGTAACGTGCTGTTTATTATCGACGAGGCAGGGGGTATGCCTCCCGACATGTTTGTGGCTGCGGAAGCTATGACCACTAACCCTGGGACACGTGTTCTCGCTGTAGGGAACCCGGATGTTCGTGGTAGTGAGTTTTTCAAAATGTTTCAGCCAGATTCTGACTGGAACAAAATACATATTAGTTCTTACGATACACCTGCTTTTACGGGTGAGCCTTGCCCTAAAGAACTACTGAAATACATGCCTGATCCTGCCTGGGTGGAACGAAACCTGAAAGCCTGGGGTGGGCCTGATGATCCGCGTTCTAAAGTCCGTATTTTAGGGGAGTTCCCCGATATGGATGATAGTGTGTTTTTCTCTGAACGGGTAATCAACCAGGCGCTAGATACTACCATCGATCCTGTTTTGACAGACCCTATCATTTTGGGTGTTGATTTAGCTATGCAAGGTAGTGACGAGTCTCGTATCTATATTAATCAGAGCGGGAAAATACGTCTCTATAAGGCGTGGCCTGGTGGTACTGCTAAAAATAATGCTGAAACTATTTTAGAGTCTATTAAAGACACGGATGCCGATATTGTCAATATCGACTCGGGCGGTATCGGTACACCTATTATTGAATGGTTGGAGGAACTTGTAGCTAAAGACGATGAGGTTAAGCCATTCAAATTGACACGTATGAATGGTTCCGAAAACTCTCCTGATTTGAGACGTTGGTACAATAATAGGGCTTATTGGTATGATTCTTTCCGCACCGGTATTGTTGAAGGTAAAATTGATCTTGACATAGATAAAAAAGTCCGTGACGAAATGACGGATATCAACTATTCTATCTGGGAGACAGGAAACAGGGCAGGCTCTATTTTGATGGAGTCGAAGAAAGATATGCGTAAACGTGTAGGGTATTCTCCTGACGACGTAGACGCTATGGTGTATGCCCACTTCGATCCGAATGTTATGTTGGCTGATACCCCCAGTAAAAAAGCGTTTACAGACCCGATAGATATTATTGGTGGGGAAGAAGAACTTCCCACCTATTTAACACAGATGGGATATGACTATGGATACGATTTCTATGGATAACGCCTTAAGTTATCTTAGCGAGTCGCTGGTTGATCGTGTTGTGCAGATGGAAGATGTTGGTTGGCGTAAGATTTTCGGTTCCCCAGATGATGATGAGGGTATGGATTTAGATACGCTGAAAAACATTAGTGCCCAGTTACGTGAATTAACTGCAACACACCCGTTGTTTACTCGTGGAGACCATTTGCGTGGTTCCTATGTTTTCGGTCGTGGAATGACGTTTATCGGCACAGATAAACCTCGTTATAGAGAGATTATTGATCGGCCACAAAACCAGGCGGCTATTTTCGGTGTGGAAGCCCATGAGATTGCTAACAGGGCTTTGTTTACGGACGGATTGTTTTGTGTTATCCGTAACGTAAAAACAAACCAGTTTATTCAAGTACCTTTAACCCAGTTGAGCGGTATCGTCACAAACCCTGACGATACTTCGGACTGGTGGTATATTGAGCGGTCGTGGAACGCGAACAACACCACCTATCAGTCTCTAATCCCTATCGCACGTCATTTCAACAGGGAACCTGCTTCTTTCGTGGTTGATGGTTCAGGCCAACGTAAACCTGTCAATACAGATTATAGGGCTTATGTTAAGATTGCTAACCGTCATGCGGGATGGTTGTTGGGTGTGCCGGATTCTCTTCCTGCACTTATTTATGCTCTCGCCTATAGCGGTTATTTGAAAGACCAGGCTACACTGGTTCATGCCTTATCTAAGTTTGCGTGGAACTTGACTTCTGATTCTACACGTAAAACAGAAAAAATCAAGACACGTGTTGAACTTGTTGGCGGGGATAACAGTGTGGGTAATGCGTCTATCGGAGCGAACGTTTCGAGTGTAGGTGTTCCTTCTGCACAAGTCAATTTCAATAACGGTCAGCCTCTAGCCGCATTAGTTGCCGCTTCATTCGGTGTGCCGGTTATCGCGCTACTATCTAGCCCTGGCGCTACAGGCGGTTCCTATGGTGCTGCGGAAACATTGGATGCCCCGACGTTGAAAGGGTTTGAGGTTGTTCAAAACTCTTGGGCCGGGTTTTTTACTGAGATTTTACGGGACCTAGGCGCTAAAGATGCTTCAGTAGGGTTTTCTTCTATCGAAAGTGATCCTAGCTATCGTCAGGTGAGTTCTATTGCACAGGCGTATGAGTTAGGTTTGATTTGGGCTGATGAAGCGAGGGAAGCGATTATCGATATTCTGGATGTTCCTGTAAAACATGATACAGCGACAAAACCACCTCTGTTAGCTACAACAACAACGATTTCTTCGCAAGGAAACAGTGCCGATGGGGTAAATAAATCCACTACAAACCCTCAAGGGGATACTAATAATGATGCCGCTAAAGAAAAATAATTGAAAGTGTGTTATAATGGCCTTTATGAAGGATTTTTTGGATGAATCTAAAGGTGCCCTAGGCACTATCCAAGGTAAACGTCTTTGGTATTCTCGTCTCATTGCTACAGGTGCAGGTTCTAGCGGGTATTATCCTAGCGAGGCTTTGGAAACATCCGGGCCTTTGGCGTTCCCTAAAGGAACCCATGTTCACATGGATCACCAGTCAATGTCGGACCGCTACGAATATCCCGCGAACAAAACGAGCACTATTATCGGTGTGATTGCTTCTGATCCTGTTTTTGATACAGTAGACGGGGTTGAAGGTTTATATGCTAATGTTGAGTTTACTGAACAGGCTGCACCTCTTGTAGAACAACTCGCACCCTATGTGGGGTTGTCTATTCACGCGAAGTTTGTTGAAGATGAGGAAGCAGGTTTACGTGAAGATGGTTTACGTACTGTAAAAGCTATTCTCCCCAGCCCATTGAATACTGTGGACTTGGTAACAGTTCCGGGTGCTAAAGGTAAATTGCTTGAAGCACTAGAATCTTTTCGTGATATAATGGATGTTGATAACGATGAACGAACGGAAGAAACAATGAAACCTGAAGATATCGAGGCTTTGGCCGACGCCCTTGTGCCTAAGCTGAAGGATGCTCTTGTTGCAGATGCTACAGAGGATAAGGGAGAAGAAACACCGGAAACGCCGGATGTTTCAACGGTGGCGGAAGCCATTATTTCTTCTGATCTTCCTAAAGCAGCTCGCAAGAACGTTTATGCACGTGTCGCTGCGGGTGAGACTGTTGAGGAAGCAATCAAGTGCGAGAAAGAATATGCGAACGAGCTTCTTGAGTCGCTGAAATCGGAAGGCGTGTTCCACACGAGTGAACCGTCAGATAAAGAATACAACTACGTTCCAGGAGTGTGGAGCAACTAATGGCTACTAACCGTGTTTTTGCGGGCAACGAGAAAAACAATATTGTCCGTGTCGTGCCCGAAGGGACTAAGAGCGGTGATTTTCTGCTTGTTAATGGTCGTCCCTGTGTGGCTATCACTGATCGGGGGGATGCAACCCGCTCGACTACTGTAGGTTCTCTTGGCATCACTTATCCGTCTGGCGGTGCTTCTTTGAAGGCTGATGAGGCATCCCTTTATACAGATGGTACGTATGACCTCCCGGTAACGGGTGCAGACGACACTACGGGACAGGATGTACCTGTTTATATTGATGGTGGTGCGCTCACCCTCACTGCGCCAGCCACTGATCCTGTAGTGTTCGGTTATACAAACTACCCCGCTGATAATTATGATCGTAAAGACGGGATTGCCCCCGTTCGGATTGGAGCTTGAGAATGTCACGCGTCTACAAGAATCAGTTTACACTAGACGGGCGGCTTCGTCCGGGCCTTGGTGTGACTAAGAAAAAAGTAGCGGCAGTTTCTAAGCTGATTGATGAAGCCTTTATGGGTTCACGTGAAGCTAAAGGAACACTTGAGGAAGCTATCTCCACCTCGGATGCTATGTTCAACTACACGCATCTGGTGGGAATGAACTTTATTCCACAGTTTGATGAAGCGCCACGCCTGTGGACGAAGATCGCTACTGTGCGTCCCGTCTCGGATTTCCGTGAAGTTATTGACTATGAGCTTGATCCTCAGTGGGATAGCAACACTCTCGGTGACGGTGATCCGGTGTTTACTGCACCGCGTGTTCCTGAAGGAACGCCATACCCGGAGGCAACGTTCTCTGGTCAGGCTGTTTCAGGTGCAAAGCTGAACAAGTATGGCTTTGGTACTGGCTTTACGTTTGAGGCGTTCTTGAACGATTCTCTTGGGGTTATTGCACAAATGCCTCAAAAGATGCTTGAGGTTGCTCTCGACACTGAGGAAGCCTTTATTTTCAACGCGCTTAAAACTTCAGCTACCTCTGCACAGGCTCTTGCTGCGGGTACCAACCCAGATGGTGCTTCTGTGGTAGCTAATGCACCGTTTACCCGTGATGCGGCTATCCAAGCTATGATTCAGGTGAAGCAGCGTAAGCATAATGGCCGTTACATCCAGTTCAATGGTGGGTTTATTCTGGTGGTTGCGCCGGGCATGTCTGTCAACGCTAACTGGCAGTTGTATGGTCAGTCGATGCTTCGTGTCGAAAAGACTGATGGTCGTGTCTATTCGGCAGCAGATGCCCAGTTGGTTGCAGGTATTACAGACATCATTGAATCCCCGTTCCTTACGGGTAATGAATGGTACCTTGTGCCGACGCCAGGAGCTATTCGTGGCCATGACGGTCTGACGCTTCTACGCCTCACAGGTCGTGAATCGCCGGAGCTTCGTATTGAAGATGTTGCCGGAAGCTATGTTGGTGGCTCTAAGGTTGATCCTTTCGAAGGTTCGTTCGATACCGATACGGCACGATTCCGTGTACGTATGTTTGGTGAAGGACATAACTTCTTCCCAGACGGTATTATTTGGTCGGATGGAACTGGCGCCTAGAAATGGCTGACACGGTTGGGCGGGGTGAGAATATCGCCTCGCCCAATCTTTGTATAAGGGAGTTGTTATAGGTATGAGTGCTACTGTTAGCCTTGTCAGGTCGCTGTACGGTGACATTTCAACAGATGTCAACGGTCGTTACCTTTTCGATGATGAAACTGTTACAGGTTGGATTGAGCTTGCGGAAGGAAACCCTTATCGGGCGGCTGCGTTAGCGTGCTATGCTTTAGCGGCAGATCAAAACTATCTACTGAAAAATATACGAACAGATGATCTTTCCGTTAACGGCACTTCTGTTTCATCCGAGTTTAGGCAGCTAGGGGATCAGTTGTCTGCCCAAGCAGATAAGTGGGATTCCGATCAGGACGATAGTTTCGGTTTCGTTAGAATGGATGGTGACATGGTTTCTCTAACAAACCCTGAAGCTGTCCCGTGGCCTTCGTTTGGAGCATACTAATGCCTCGCTTACCGGGTTGGAATCGAACAAATGTTTTCAATGCAGCATGGATGAACGAGTTAGAGACCGTGCCACAGTACTTCTATGCTGCAAAAATCGAGATTTATAGTGTAGATGCTACTGACCCCGTGTTTGATCCGGTTACAGGCACTTATACGGGTGGTAGCGGGGAGACAACATTCTGGGAGGGTAGTGCCCGTGTGCAACCTATTAACAAGGCACAAAACGTTTCCAACAATGCGTCCGATACCCTTGTGCAACAGTTCCGTTTCCAGATAACACAGCGTGATCTTGATCTTCGACCAAACATGTATGTTCGTGTGACAGAATGCGAAAACAATAATGTTCTTCTTGCATACCGTTACGTGATTGATGAGGTAGCGGATTCTTCTAACCTTATTGAACGTACTTTTACAGCACATGTAGATACTGAGGTGGTGAAAAGCTAGTGGGTGTAACTTATTCGGATAATCTTATCACTTTAATGAATGAAGCCTACGACATGACCATGAAGCAGGTTGTTAACCATGTAATAGATATTGCGGATGAAGCTCTTGAAATTACCGAAGATAAAATGGTCAATATCATTGAAAACACACCCTCATCTATCGTTGAAGGTAAAGATAACCGTGTAGATACGGGTCTTATGCGTGATTCGGTAGGAAAAAAGTACATGAAAAAAGTGAGCGACAACTATTGGCAAGGCTCTGCTGGGTGGGTGGATAAGGTGAAAGACTATTTTATTACACAAGAATATGGCGGAAAAACACCTTCCTCTTGGGGTTCGTTAGGTGGAAAAACTATCTCTCCTATGCACATGCTCACACAGGCCCAGGTTGAAATGAATGAGTATTTGAAAGAAAGAATCGAGGGTGTCTTTTGATTAATCCAGCACCTGTTTTTCAAGCGATTACGGAAGCAATTAAATCTTCGGTAGGATACAAGGTTTATGTTTCTGAGATACCTGCGGACGATAGTCTAGAGTATTATGATAACGGTCTCATGAAACCTTTCGCCGTACTGTATTTCGGGGGTCCGGTACGTGCGTCAGGAGACCACCACCTGAATGATTCCTCTAAAGACACCACAATCCTTTATGTTACAGTAGAATCTTATGCCGGGAGAGCCTGGGATGCTGTGCAAGCTAAAGGACATCTTGTGGAGGTTATTACTTCTTTACGTGGAGAAAACTATACTAAACCGGTTCTCACGGGTTCTATGAGCTATTCACGCTCTAGTAACACGGTGAGACCGACACAATATGTAGAGTCTTTTTCAGTGACAACATACAGTAATTTGATAAGCTGAAAGTGTGGTACAATAGGATTTATGAAAGCCTATAGACATAAGCTAACAGGACGGGTTGTTGAAATGCCGGACCATCTGGGAGACATGTTCGACTATCTTGAACCTGTAGATTCTTCCGAGGTGGTGTGTGTTGATTGCGCTATTGCGATACCGGAAGATGAAGATGAAGATGAAAAACAACCAACAGATGAACTAACGGAAGGTAACTAACCGTGGCTGAAAACGAGAAACTGCTACGAGGAAACATTACCGTTTTAGCCGCTTACCCGGAAGCCTTCGCAAACATTAAGGCGCCTACTGTAGCTGAGCTGAACGATATCTATGTTTCAGGCACAAACGAGGACGCGATGGTGTTCGATATTTCGTGCGCTATTACGGACGATTCTTATTCGATCAACGTTACGGACTCGGATACAGATGATACGAGGACTATTTGCCAGATCGGGCAAGTACAGAATCCGACATTCCAAAACTACGAGGTTTCGTTTGATATTCTTAGAGACGCGGATATTACGGCTACAGGGTATTTCAACCTGGCCATGTCGCTTTTCTTGGGTGTAGATCGACCTTACTACATTATCACACGTATTGGTGCACCGCATGGCGATCCTTTCGCTGTTGGACAAGATATTAAAGTGTTTGGTGTTACCACGGATAATCCTGTAGACATTGTAGACGATAACACCATGTTGAAGTTTGGCCCTCGTTTCAAGACTACAGGCGAGTTGATCGTAAACTATCGGCTGGAAGCCTGAGAGGAAGGTAAATAAACATGGCTGATGAACAGATTACCTCAAACGGTAACACTACTGTATGGCTGGTTCTAGCTAACGGTATTGCTGATTATAAGGCTCCTACAGCGGAAGAAATCAACGCAGGTCTTGACGTTACGGGTGCGATTGCGTGGGATGGCACAACTTTCCCTGCGGCAACCGATTCTGATGACCAAGATGATCGTTCGTTGCTTGATAAAGGTAACGCAACAACCCGTGGGACTGCTCAGTATGAAGCTACACTAGCATTCTTCTATCCGAAAGACAACAAGGACACTGAATCCTTGTACGGTAAAGCCTACAACATGCTGCGCGTACCCCGTGTGCCGCTTTATGTTGTTACCCGTGTTCTTCAAGGTGTGGAAGGACAGCACACGGATGCTGTGGCAGGTCAGTGGGTTTCCGTGTATCGGTTCCTGTCTGATGGCTGGTCCGATAACATTGAAGGTGACACCGCCAAGAAATACGAAGTTAGTATGCTCACTCAAGGTGATGTTGCTATCTACACTCAGGTGAAAAACGCTACTGCTATCACGGTGGAAAACAAGTCTGCGACTGAAACCCTTTCTGTGGGGGACCATGCTGTTCTTACTGCTACAATGGGCGGTAAGAATGCTACGCACGTTGTAGATTGGAAGTCTAGCGATTCTTCTATTGCTACAGTTTCACCTAACGGTGTTGTTACTGCGGTTGCTGCTGGTACTGCGGATATTACTGCTTCCCATGCGGCTGCTGAGACTTCTACAGCTCTTACGATTACCGTATCCTAAAAATTAAATCCACTTAGCTGACCCCCACCGCCTCTCAACGATGCGCCCTGTGGGGGTTTTTTTTTGTGGTATAATGGGCTTATGGCTGATATTGAAACATTTGATGTATATGCAATGGCGTCAGGGACTACATACCCGGAGGATACGCTTTCTATTTGTTTTGACGGAAAGAAAGCCCGTCAATATGCACAGTTGGAACGCAAGATAGATTCTGCAAAAAGAGATGATGATATTCCCTCTCTTGAGGCGGAGCTAGAAACCCTTAAAGAAGAGTTAAAAGAAACATCTGTTACAGTTCTTTTGCGAGGTCTTTCCGCACGTAAACGGGAAGAAATCAACGATCTACTGGATTCTGAGTTCGGTATTTTAGAGGCGAATAGCACGCCATCTAAAGAACGTGCCCGTAAAGAGCGGGCATATTACACACTGTATTCTATCCAAACTATCACCAACGCTTCTGGGGCTACAGCGTCTGTTAGTGACTGGGATGTAGATAAGATGGATCAGTGGCTTGTCATGCTTCCAGACTACTACCGGGCTAAACTTGAAAGCAAAATTGTTGAGCTGACTTTCAAAAGCGATTTCTATGAACAGGTTGAGATTTCTACGGATTTTTAGTAGGGGTGCTGAGTAAGCCAAGGAATCAGTACCTTATGACACGTATCAAAGCGGCCCTTGCCGCTGGGATACGGCCTACCGCGATGTTGTTCCATGAGCAACCTACAGGGCCTTGGTCTGAGATGGATTTTCGCTGGTTGGAAGCCTATCAGATTACACA